TCGCCATTCTTTTTTCTATAAAGCGAGTCCCAACTGCTTACACAGTTTCCGTTGTAATAGTTGGTTCTGACGCATATCGGCTTTGCCGTCTCAGTATCATACCTTTTGCCATTAACAATTCTGTTCATCATTCATCACCTCCCTTCGAACTTTCGCATTCAAAATAAACCGATGCAGCCCTCGTAATGATTTCAAAAGCCACACTTGCTATAAGTTCATCATTGCTACAATAATGCTCGATTTCACTGTGAGCTATTATGTCTTCAGCAATTTCCACTATATCTTCTGTAGTGAGGTTGTCCTTCTGCTCACAGAGGTCATACTGATCGTTGTCTCCTCTTGTGTACCAGTTGTTCCTGATACACAGCTTGCGAATATCACTTGCGCTTACGGTTCTAACTTCCCTGAACTTTGTCTTTCCTTCCATTGTGACTGCCTCCTTAATCATCATAGGTGTAACCTTCAGTGAGAGTCTCTGCAAGGTTTTCCAGTGTTTTATAATCATCTTCTGTGAGCTTTCCATTTTTAAGCTCTTCCTTTGCTTCTGCGAGAACACCTTTGATTTCATATTTGTGTTCAGTCCACATGAGGTCTTTGACGAATTTTTTAAACATTGTTTTTTCATCCTTTCGCTTACTGTTTAGTAAGTTTTTATTTGATGATTCGATCATACGCTTATGTTTTTCTTATGTCAAGCGTTTTTGAAAAGTTTTTTTATTTTTTTTTATTCTTTTCGTTTTTGTTTACTGAATGGGTAAAAAAATAAGCGGTAGGACTCTTCATCCTACCGCAATTATCATTTCAGCTTGTTCATTAGCCTCTTAGCATCTTCTGCGCCTATAGGTGAAATTGAACTGACTCCACCCTTCCATCTTACATATTGCGCAACGAAGTATCTTCCTTCGGAGTCCTGATACAGCTCGAAGAACATATCATCGTTCTCATCACTATGACAAATAGCATCAGCCTTATAAGTATCGTACTTAACGCCATTCACCATCATCTGAAGGCGCTCTCCCACTCCCTTACGCCGTGTGCGTATTTCCTCATTTGTTTTCTTTTCAACTATCTTGAAGTCAAAGCCCAAAATACCTATAAGCTTTAGAAATTCTTCAGCCGATAAGCTGTTTCTTCTCAGCCTGTTGCTGAAAGCCCCCTGTGACCATCCCATTGCTTCAGCGACATCTTTCTGCTGGAGCGAACTTTTCTCGATAAGGTCTCTACATATGTTTGCTACCGTCATCTTCTCACCTCCCGGTTCATCTTGCCTCAAGTATAGCACTACCGTTTTTTACTGTCAATATTTTCCATGTTGCACTTCTGCGTTTATTATCTACCTGTACTTCCAAAGCCGCCAGTGCCTCTTTCTGTGTATTTAAGCTGCTTGACTTCCTTGAACTTAGGCGTTGCTATCGGCATAATCACAATCTGGCTTATCTTGTCTCCAGCCTTAATCGCATAGTCATATCCACCGTTGTTGTACAGCTTGACAACAATGCTTCCGGTATACCCGGCATCAATCACACCTTCACTGGTTATATTGTGCTTTACATTTAAACCACTTTTGCTTTTCAAGAATCCTACATAGCCTTCCGGGATTCCGATATGCACTCCAGTGTCGATTGTCGCGCTACCTCGCGCTTCCACTGTTACATCCTCTCTTGAATACAGATCAGCGCCAGCGTCTTGCTCGTGCGCCCTTGTAGGCATTTTAGCACCATTATCAAGCATAACGGCAAGGGTATCTCCATCATTTTCGTCATCGCACATAGATGCGCAGCTTATATTAGCTCTAAGAAAATTCCCAAACTCTCTTATTGCTTTACGCGCTTCATCGTTCTCACACGAGGATTCTGCTATCTCACTGTAATATGCTATCTGATTCATTATTCCATTCATTTCACGAATTTTCATCATTATGCTCCTTTTCTTCTTAACAGCTCTGGATTGTCTATTTTATTTCCTATTACTACACAGCTTTCTGCCTTTCTTATGCTGTAAGCTGTACCATCAGTTTTTTCAAAGACAAACATTGTCTTTTTCCATCTAACAAGCAGCAATTCTCCGCTCTGATTTCTCAGGATATCGCCCTCGAATATACGGACTTTGTTCATATCCATGAGTCCGATATACTGTCCAATTGTGCTCGGCTGAACTTTCACTCTACCGATATGGTCTTCGATGTACCATGTATCACCATCTCTGTAAATACTGCCATACACCATTTTGCCATATGCGCTCTTAGCTCTAAACACAGTTCTCACATTTCCACCTCCATAAAATGAGCTTTTTATACAGCGCGGCTTTGCGCCGCTTTCACAGTTCGGACACACCTGTCGCCCTTCCGGGATAATGTCACAACAACAGACGCATCTATCTGCATCAGCCATTGTTGTTACCTCTCTTAATAAATTTTCGATATTTCCCGCTATACTTTCTAAGAATCAGTTCCAACATAATAGAATTTGTTTGCTCTGTGGACTCAGGAACTGTTGTTAAAAACTCATAATTCTTTTTATCGTCAATTAGCGTCTTAAATATTAAATCAAGCGCATACTGCGCGGGAATAGGAGGGTCGCCGATAAAATGTTCGGGGTCTTCGTACCAGTCGGATACTTTTTTGCAGTACCCCTCAAACGAAATGTCATCATCCCAAATCATCTTCTTTACCTCCTGATAGCTCGGGGTTATCATAGATATTGCCGACAACCTCAAACTCTTCCGAATCATAGTAAAATGATGCTTTAAATATCATGCCCGCTCGCCCGATAAAACGTGCGAGACCGTTTTCATAGTCAATTTGATAAATGCACATTTTGTCGAACCAAAATCTCTTTACTATATCGCCCTCGAAAATTTTCGTGCCGTTTTTATCTTTAAGACCTGTGTACTGTCCTACGGTTGAGGGGTCTACTTCGATTGAATATAGTGCACCGCCATAATAGGGCACTATAATATAAGTTTTTTCTTCGCCAGTCCAGCCATAACAGCAAATATATCCATACATCCACTCGCCGTCATCTGTTCGCTTACCACGAAATTCAATATCACGCATCGTTGTTACCTCCGTCCATTTTTTGCGCTCGACTACAAAAATCATTTTCAGTAACACGCCCGCCGAACTCGTTACAAAAATGATAGTTGTTAGATTTCATAAGTTCATAATTTTTGCAATCCTTGCATCTGACAATTTCTGAAACATCGGCGATGGGAGTTCATCAATAGTCTTTTCGACTTCTGCAAAAATACCGTCAACATCCGTGAAGTCGCTTATATCAATGCACTCAACGCCATCGAGCAACTTGTCTTTATCTATACATTCCATCGTCTTCACGCTCCTTTAATGCTTGTTCCGCTTCTTCACGGGTAGGAAATGTAACACTTCCCCATTCTTTTGCAAACATAAAGATATTCATTTCTGTTACATTACAACCAGCAACTCTAAGCTTATAAGGACATTTCACGTCATTTGGAAGCTCGCAAATCCTATCATCTGTTCCAAAACCATAAAATTCGCATTCAGTCTGTTCCCCGTCAATATCTTCACAAGAACATTGCGTAATGCGATACACCGTATCTCCTACCTTGCAGGGAGGCACGATAACGCCGTGTTCAAGAAGTAAGTCTGCCGTCCTTTCCTCATAGCACCGTTCAAGGTTCGCATACTTGCAATTCTCGTCGCAAAGATAAGGCGACGGACAAGAACCAAGTTTTAGAATTTTAATCAGCCGTTCTCTGTCTGCATCAGACATTATGAATATCCTCCTCTTCTACATTCAGAAATAACTGTTCAAAGGTTTCACCTGTTACAGCGAGAATTTTAACGATTTCGTCCATTCTCAATTGCCTTGATGCTTTACACGAAAGACGGTTTTTGAAATTGGTCGGAGCGTTGCCATTATATATTCCCATTTTCTTCATAAGTTCAAGAGGTGAAACCTTGTTTTCGATCATCCACCTTTTCAAACCCGAATATTTTACATCGGCTACAGCACTTTCGTAAAAACAGCTTTTGGTCATTCCTGCGCAACACTGTGCTATTCGCTGTCTCGTCACGCCAAGTCTCTTACCAATCTCAGTATAAGTTAGTCCTTGTTTTCTAAGTTCTACTGCCCTGTCTTTTGTCTCATACATCATAATCACCCCAATCTAACGCTTGTCCGCAATGTGGACAATAAGCAAAAGGATACATCTCCCTGTGCTCTGTTTTACAGCTCGGGCATTCACAGTCGTATATCATATACCCATGCCAATCTATCGCATGATTTTCAACTTTCTTTGGTATTGCTTTCGCTTCGAGTTCAGTCACTTTTGCTCTCAGAGCGCAAATTTCATCACTAAATCGATGATTTTTATCTTTGAGCATTATTATCATTTCTTGCTCTTCGGCTCGTTCGTGGCGCTTCTTTTTTACCCAAACTATCAGTTCATGTACCCCCATAACCACATATAGCACCAAATTTGCCGAGCAAACCGCAGTAAACAAAATTTCAAATATGTCAACTCCTGCCATTTTAATCACCCGCTTTCTCAATGCATTCTCTTATCCTTTGCTCACTATCGTGTGGATTCACATATATTTCGCATCCACCATGAGTGTCACAGTATTCACACTCTATTCCATTTTCATCAAGCCACTCATCGACAACGCCGCACTTGTCGCTAAGCAAACAAGCATATTTGGTTCGCAATCTCAGTGCAGTGTCAATCTGTCTTGGAATTTTCATTTTCTCCCTCCGTTCTACGGTTCCATGCCTCTACTGCAAAATGCGGTCGTGCATACTTGTCAGTTGCAAGATAACATTTTTTGCATTCAACATAAAAAGTTCTCTGTCCATGTAGCTCCGCACATCCACCACAACAAGGGCAATTCTTCAAATCAACACACTTTTTGTCCCGCATTGCCAATTTCGCCTCCTCTTATAAGCTCAAAACACATTGTTCTATATATGTTACACGCCGTCTCCAACTCTACAATCCTTTGCTTTTCAGACTCGCTGATTGTACCTTCTACTTTCGGCTGGTCACTCGAAGGATTCAAATTAAGGCTCAGGCTTATGGCAAGCGCTGCATCCACCATAAGCATTTCATACTCACTGCAAGTAGCTACATAATCGCCAAATCTTTGAATCGACACGCTCGACACCTGTTCACAAAGGGCTACGGACTTTCTTCCTGTGCTCATTATATCGACATGGGTCGGCAAATTGGCTTTCGGTTTAGTAGTTAGATACACCACCTCTACAACACTTGAATAAGCGTTATTTTTGTCATTTGAGACTACAATTGCTGGTCTATTCGGTTTCTGTTCACTACCCTCTACTCGCACATTGCTGTTGTTTTCGATGTAATAGATTTCTCCTCTTCTTACTTCCATACCATTAGACATTGCTCTTTCCTCCTGTAATCAGTTCACTATAAGGCAGATTTTCAATCCAGTCGCAGAAGCCCCACATACCAGAAGAAAAATCCTTGTTCCTGAAATCATGCTCTTTTGGTGCATCGTGAACACACCACTCATCCAACTTGTGATTCTTACGAGACTTATAAATATTCGTCAGTACCTCGTAGTTCAACATGACCGTGCGGCGCTGGTTATAAGAGCTTGGAAGAAGCTGAATCATCTGCCACCAGTATTTTTTATCTTTAGTTTCGAGATATAAATTTCTGGCTCTGTTCAAAGCTTCGACCTGAATATAAAGCATGTCTTCAAACGAGCAGAAGAAATATGGTTGATTGTGATCATTTTGGACAAACATATCTCTGCTTGCACCGTCGAGGTGCTCGTGCGAAAAATCATTAACCGCGAACTCCTTTGCCGCAATCTTATGCATGGTTGAGCAAGAATTGGCGACAGTACCAACCTTGTAGGTATCGAACTCTTTCCACCAATACAGAGGTGCTGTTATATCCACATACACCGTAATCATTCTCATGAACTTGCGATGATCTGTACCAGCGTTGCGAAGAGTGGTCATAAGTTTGAAATCTGCCTCGCCAACATTAAATCCTTGACCATATCCTTCACATCCGGCATTGCACTCATCGTCACAAAAGCAACATTCTGGTGATTCGCAAAAGAAACTATCGCTTTTTCCCCATGAGTTCATCGGATTGCGCATTCCACGGATGGCAGCTTCCCAGCCCACGACCTCTACATTTTCAAT